CCTTGCCTCCGGCCAGTAATGCTCTTCATCCACCAGAGCAATCGCTGTTGCTATCCGCTCTACCAACGAACTATCTGGTTTGGCCGGATAGTTGCGTCGCGGCTCTGGCGCAAGCAGATCTCTGATCTGTTGCGCTTGCTCGGGCGTCAACTTCAGTGGCTCGCTGATTTCGTAGACCTTTGATTTTGGGCGCTTGGGCAACTCGGCGGCCGCACTGATCTGCTCCGGCGTGGCATTACGGATCAAGTCCATACACTCATGAAACCGGCGGTTGTTCTCTTCCGCGTCAATCGGCTCAGGCTGTTGCTGGGAGCGCTCCAGCGCCTCGACTCGGCTTGTCAAGGCCAAAATGTTGGCGCTGGTTTCGACGATGTGCTTTTGAGCTACAGCCTCCAGCAACTGGACCCTGTCGCGAAGTTCGAGGAGGCAATCCGCAGTAGCCCACGGGACTTGGTGTTTCATACCGGCGCAAATGTGTACATGCTCCCACTGTTCGGGGGTTGCTTTGTAATCAGTCATTGGGCAGTGCCTTTAATGCTTTGCGGATGGTGTCGTAAGTGGAATCATCGATTTGGCCTAAGTTGTAGGCATCGACAAGTTCACACAACGCTTGCTCCTTCAGCGTAGGGGGCTTGGGGCGCATTGCTTCTTTTAAGGATGCACCCACTGGAGTAATTTTTAAATGTGGCGCATCAAGAGCATGTTGATCCAGCCATTCAGCGTCTTTTGCAAGTTGCTGGTCTGCGCCCCATTGAGCGGCAAGGCTGAATACAGCTTCATCTGAACGGGATTCAAGTAGGTCTACCCACATCTCAACCAGATCCGGCGGTGGGGTGATGGGGTGGTCAGTCATTTCGATAAGCCTCAGTTGCAATAGTGTTAATCAACCGGTTCAAATACCACCGGCACTTTTCCGCATCCTCCAGCGGATTTTTCTTCAGCCACATCCGACTGAGATACTTCAGGCACTGCCACTGGAGCGAGCCCACCACAGCGTCTGGCGCGTGCTGGACCCAATCCTCCAAGATGTCAATGACTTCGTACTTGCCGGCCACATAGTGCGATGGGTTATGCACCGCATCACTGACCTGAAACTCAAATTCGTTCATCCTTTGGATTCCTGAACGGTGGTATCGCCGTAATAACGGCCGGTCATCGAATAGTCTTTGCCGGGCAACATCGACATGCGGTGGAACACAATCTGTGCAATCCGCATCCCAGGCCACAATGAAACCGGATGCAAAGCGCGTGCATTCTGCAACTCCAGCGTCAACCGCCCTTTGTAACCAGGGTCGATATACCCAGCAAGCAAATGTTCAATCCCCTCCCTAGCCCGGCTGGATTTGAGCGCCAGCTGCCCAGCAATACAGTCAGGCAGCTGGAACTCCTCCAACGTCTCCGCGAGTATGAACTCATGCGGCTGGAGCAAGAAAGGTTCCTCCTGCGTGTGCCCCGCGATGGAGCGGTGGACTAAGTGGCTAGTCAACGGTGACTCCACCATGATGTTCTCGCCGAGTCTCACATCGAGACTCGCGGGATTCAGCAACTCCTGGTCGTAGGGGCTTACCAGATTCCGCCGCACCAGCGACACAATCTGATGGTCACACAGGATCGACACCTCAGATCACCACCGTGGTGGGCTGATCCTGCTGGAGCGTCACGTGTTTCCACGTCTTGTTCCACTTGATGCAGTTGATCGTGGTGCTGTGGACGCCGAACTCCTTAGCGATCTTGGCGACCGACTTGCCACCAGCCTGCAGCTGGCGCTTAATCTCCAGCACCTTCTTCTCCGTCAACGCCGCCCTCGCCTTGCGGCGCGACACACGAGTCTTAGGTTGAGACTGGGTAGCGGTTGCACGCACAGCCTTGGCTGCTGGTGCGATTGCCGGCTTGGTTACGTCCAGTTCGACGTGCTGGCAGGCGTTGATGGCCACGAAGGCGTGCTCCAGGGCAGTAGTGATCTGCTGGAATTGTTCGTCAGAAAGAATGTGCATGATCGTTGGTAGAACGGTGAGAGTGTAGTACAGGATCAGCGAGAAGAAAGCTCGATCTGGAGCGCAGCCTGAAAGTAGCCGGCGATTTTCATGCGCCGGAATTCTGAGCTGGCATCGTCGCTGTGCTTGTCCTCGATAAAGGAGTAGTTGTGCCGCGACTCGTTGAGGGCCGCCAACGTCTCGACGTTGAGCAGCTCCAGGTCTCGAAGCGGCATGTCCTTGATCTTGTCCAAGTAGACGGTTTGGCTCAACAGGAAGGACCTGTAGAACGGAACCACGTTGGTTTCAGTCATCAATAGCCGTTGGTGTAAATGCTCCAGCGCTCGCGCACCCAAGCGTCGTATTCAGCAGGCGTCGCAAAACGCCCTTGAAATTCCCTTGGAACGGAGGTGGAGGGTTTAGCAGGTTGCCGATAGAGATCGGCTATTTCACCCGGGCCGTAACCTCGGGACTGCCGATAGTAATCGTTGTACCAGTCAAAGTTCATGCGAAATACCTGGGGTCTTGGTGGCGTATCCGGGTGAGATCCGTGAGACGCAACTTGAGAATCTCGTGGATGGCCAGCTTGGCGAGTCTGCTGGAGCAGATCGTGTCGCTGGTGGCAAACACGTAGATCAGGTGACGATACAGCTGGGTCAGGGTTTTCGCCTTGACCCAGTGCGTGTCGCCGGGAATCGGCTCGGTACCGTACTCCCAATCGTCGTAGTCCTCGGAGTTCCGAAGCTCGCGGGCTTCAGTCGTCCCAATCAGACGTGTCGATTGGGGCCCAGTCGTCGATTCTGTTGGTGAGGAGTTGGCGGAGTCCGTCATCGCTGGCGGGGATCAGATCCTCTTCGTGAAGGTCGAAGGAGCCTCTGCACAAGGCAGGCCCCCACTCTGCCGGATAAAGGTGGCTTTGCGGAATGACCACAACCATGTCGTCAACAACGGCATTGACACAGAGGCGAGTACCACCATCTTCAAACCACAGATCCTCAATTTCCAGTACCTGGCTCATTTGACCTCCCGTGCAGTTTGGCGGGTTTCGATGCCGTCCATCCAGACATCCCAGCTCATCTTCAAGAACTGTTCCAAGTCCTGCAGCTGCTGGAGCTGGAGCATGTCGTAGGTCGGGTCTACACCGAGACGCTCGCTATCGACGATTTTTTCTTGGAGCTGAATCGCAGACCAGTGGACGGCGAAGTACCACGGGCTGAGCTTGGTGTTGTCAACTTTGGTGCAGGTGAAATCGTCCATGTCAATCAGTAATAAAAGGCACGCCGTTGCGGGCGTGCCCTTACTGTTGCACACAGCCAGCTAGGCGTCCAGCCGGGCTGTTGCAATTCTTCATGTGGCCCATTGGGTGAGGTAGACAGTGACTACCAGCATCCCCAGCAGCCACGTCAGCCCAAAGACCACCACCGGCGGAATCACGCTGGAACCCCCAGGTCTTCCGGCTGGTACTGAGTCAGAACACAGACGTCAGCGCCCTGTTTGAGCGCCGTCCCAACGATGTAGTGAAACTGCCCGTGGGCATCGTCTGACTCAACGATCTGGTACTCCTCAACCTCATACGCCCGGCCCCTTCGATACCACTGAACGCGCACGACGGCCAGCAGCTCGAAGGGGATGTCACCGACGGTGTAACCCAAGGTTGGCTTCCTGGGGCGCTTCGGCTGAGGCGGTTCAGGTTTAGCCACGGTGTCCCTCCAGATCAGCCACGCGGCAGCCCGCATGAGCCCTAAGAAAAAGTTAGGCACTCCTAGCGGCCCCGGCGTCTGTATCAATGTACGTCTGGAATATCAATCTCGCCATCTAATAGTTTTTTAGTATATTCGGTGCAGTTTCTAACTTCTTTAGCCACTGAGTAATTACCGTAAACATTTTTACGCCGTAACTGTCCGGCGGCTACGCGCTCGGCAGTCTCTACGTACGTAAGGTCTTCAATATCAAAGTAATCTCTAGGGTTTACTTTTCTGCGCTCGATATTATTAGTTTGAGCAATTTCTGTTTTTAACATGTCAGCTGTACGCCCAAAAAGTGGGATGTAGACAGCGTTTGTGCATTGTCCAAAGCCGTGCTGCTGCACGCCGTGCTGCTGAAGCACATCGGTGAAAAATTTACGTGTGCGTTTACCGTTTAACCGGGCTTCAAAACGTTTAAGTTCTTCTTCGGATAACCTATCTACGGCTAAATAAGCAGCTTTTTCTGGCGCATCTAGGAAAGTTACAAATAACTTAGCCGCTTCTTCTCTATATTGTTTGCCGACTGCTCCAGGTAACAACCCGAGGATGTAGTAGGCATCCTCCTTGGTTTCGGCAACTGGTGTGTCGCGCTGGCCCGGACCGGGGAATTGGAGGTAGCGACATTTTGTCGCAACCTCAGGATGAGATTCGACTAAGCGCAGCCAGACCTTTGTCGGTGATTTTTGCCCGCCCAGCACGCGGATCATGTCGAAAACGCTTGGCTGGCCATCAGGCGAGACACGGATGTCACCGTGATCGCAAATCCAAGTACCGGCCTTGATCGGTGTTGAAGACATAAGATTCCCGGAGCAGGCTCCGGACGCAGGATCGACGGGGTTATGCGGCCGCTGGAGCGGCGACGCATTGGAGGGGGCCGCAACCCCCTCCTTTGCCGTGGCGGAAGTTTAGTCCCAAAGCTTGGCCGCTTCCGCCATGAGCTGGTTCAGCTCGTTTTGAGAGCGTTCTTCCCTTGGGGATACCCTCAAAAGCTGTCCCGCCTGGTCAGATCCACTGGCATCACTGGCGAGTGAGGGGGGACAGGTGGTCCGGTTGTCCCCCTGCTGTCCCCCCTCCTCCGGTGTTAGGGGGACAGGGGGGGACAGCTCCAGAGCCTGTCCCCCCTTACTTTCCAGTGATACCAATGCTTCTGATAGGGGGGGACAGGTTTTTTGGGTCTTTTCACGCGAGGTAACTGCCTGGTACGTCGTCTTCTCTGGAGTCTCATATAAGACACTTGCGAGACCACGGGAAACGAGGCGCTGGGTCGCCTTCTTAATGGCGGTGACGCTGCCACCACACAGCGGGTCCGCAGCCAGCGCAGAACGGCTCAGAGAGCGCGGGTAAACGGCCCTGAGGCGCTGGAGCACCCGATCCACCACAGTGGCCGGCCCCTCGTTGCCCTCACCTTCCACAAAGTCCGCCAAAGAGAACGTCAGGTCGTTCTCCAGCTTCATCAGCAGCGTGGAACCATCTCGCCCCGTCCGGGACTTCTCCACGGTGATCAGGCGGCTGTTGGCACCGGTGTGCTCAATCTGCTTTTTATCGGGCCGCCGCAGGCCCCACACCTCGTCCACAGCGTCCCTGATGGCCGTGGAACCCCGGAAGCCACCGGTTTTGTTGGCGTGGTGAATCAGCAGGATCGTGCAGGCCGGGAAAAGCCGCCCATTGTTGTTGGCCAGCCAGTAGATCGGGCTCGCAAACTCTTTTTTGTTCTCGTCGAACGCCGAACCCCTGGAGCAACCGGTGATCGAGTCGATGATGACCAACTTGGGCCGATGCTTCTCGATCAACTTGACGAAGCGGTAGTACCAGTTCAGGTCCCACCCCATCACTACCGTCACCGGATCAGTGCGCTGGAACTCCAGATCCCGCATCTGCTGCTGAACCTGCACCTCGCTCTGGTCACCGTTGAGGATCAGCACCGGACCCGACTGCACCGGCACAAGATCACCCCGGACCGAGAACGGAATCCCGCGTGCAACGTGTTTAGCGATGGTCCAGGCCGACATGGATTTGCCATCACCCCCAGCGCCGTGGATCATCACGGTCCCAGGGCATGGCAGCAGATCCGGGATCAGGTACTCAAAGTTGAGGTCCTTATCCAGCAGGCTCGACATGGCCATCTCGTCATCTTGCTGCTCGTACTGCATCTGGGCAATCAGCAGCCGCTCCAGCGCCCCAGCGTCCCGATAGCCAGCCTCCAGCGCCAGCACGTTCATGGCGTGGGCGGCCTCAGCCGGGTTCTGAATCTGCTGGATCTCCTTCGCCCGCCGAATCACCTCGGCGTAAGTGATGACGACCTGGCGAATCCGGGTGACGTTATCGGCCTCAACATCGGCCACCACCTTCCGCAGATCCTCCGACAGCCACAACCGGCCCGGCATCTGCTGGTCCGCCATCCAGAACAGCGTTCCCAGACTCACCGGCCCCTTGCGAAAGCTCTTCCAGACCTCCTCACAGGGATTGCCGTCGGACCATTCCTGTGAAAATTCGGGATCTTCGGCAGACCACGCCGACCACAGCGTCAGCCCTAGGTCAGTCGGCAACTCGCTGTGGATCGCCATCCCCACCTTCACCCAGTGGTCCCGGCTGCCAGCCCCCTGCCCTGGAATTACTTTCAGCGCCGACTGCACAATCTCAGCAATCTCAGCCGGATCTCGATCCGAGAAATCCAGCGCCTTTCGGTTCTTGATGAAGCCACCATCAGCCACTTCTTTACCGGAGTGATCGCGCATCTCCGCCAGCAACCACCCTGGAGCCTCTGGGATGGCCTCCAGATCGCCCTCAAAGCCGTATTCACCCGCCGGCGCCTTCCCATCACTGGAGCCCGGATAAGCCCCGTAGAGGAGCCCCTGACGGCCCCAGAGGACCTCATACCCCGCGCCGGTATCCGACAGCCCAAAGCCCTTCACATCGCCCCACAGAGCCTCTGGGACGCGAAACAGGTACTTCGCCGCGTTGGCCTTGGTGCTGGTGACCTTCGGCGCCCCCTCCAGCGTCTCGCCCCACTTCTTCAGCAGCCGGGAAAGGTTGCGATCCACGTCGAGAATCACGAGTCCCGCGCTGCGAGCCCCCGTAAAAACCCCCACCGCTTGGAACACATCAGGCCGCCGCTCAATCTGCAGAGCAACGTCAGCCGGATTCAACACCTGATGGTGGCTGCGCTCCAGCGGCGCCTTGCCCTTTGACTCCTTGCCGGACTGGAGCTTGCTGCCAGCGCAGTAAATCGGTGCGTACGCCATGCCCTCCGGCAACTGGCGCACAAAATTCAACAGCTCTTGCGTCGCATGAGACACAGTGTTAGACTCCTACAGTGTTGTGTTACACGCGCCCTGGCCGCCTTCCGCGGCTGGGGCGTTTTACTAGGCTAGCCGTCCCGTCAATCCCGTGTTACTGTCATAGACGTTGCCCTCTGGCGACCACCAAAACACCGGAAACCACAATGCCTTTCCTTTCCAAGCAAGCCTCTGCTGCTGTTACGTCCAACAGCACCGGCGGCGGCTACCTCAGCCTCAGCAAGCTCCCGGACGGCGGCTCCGTCCGCTTCGCGCTGCTTACCGACGAACCCCTGGAATTCTACGAGTGCTGGGGCCAAGCCAACGGCGCATCCAAGCCCTTCCGCTTTGACTACGAGCCCACCCACGAGGACGTGACGACTGAGATGGGTGAGTTCGAGCCCCGCGAAGGCCGCGGCGGCCCTGGCACCGCCGACGTGAAGTTTGCCATTGCCTGCCCGGTCTACAACTACGAGTCCGGCAAAGTCCAAGTCCTGCAGATCACCCAGAAGTCCATCCTCAAGGAAATCGACCAGATCTCCCAGATGGAGGACTACGAGAACCTGCTGGAGTGGGACTTCACCATCAGCAAGAAGGGCAGCGGCCTGCTCACCGAGTACACCGTCCGCCCGGTCCCCCGCAAGAAGGGCAGCCAAGAGCACGTCGATGCCGCCTGGCTCGAAGCCAAGTCCGAAGGTTTCGACATCAGCCGCCTTCTCAGTGGTGGCAATCCTTTTAAGGCAGCCTGATCCACAACTTAAAAACGATTAAGTAGCACCGCCCCCTCTAACCCAGGGGGCTTTTTACTGGTATTATCAGATTGGGAAAGAATAACTTCATGGCCTCCAACACCCAAGACACGCTGGCAGGACTGCGTAAGTGGCGGTTGGAGCAAGACAACAGTGGCCCTTTCCGGGTCTACCGGGACATCAAAGGTAATGTATACCATAGTGTTACACACATCCTGAAGGAGACGAGCGACAAAACCGGGCTGGAGCGTTGGGAAGCCCGCCTGGGACCAGTGGAGGCAACTTGCCAGCGCAATGTTGCCGCAACACGAGGCAACATGGCCCATTCACAGGCCGAATACCTCCTCAAAACCGCAATGCAGCTGGCACGTTCCACTGCAAACAAGCGCAACGCCATCCGCTGGGACGACCAAGGACTGGCACGCATCCCGACCCCCATCACGCAATGGGCACTCAAGCGGGTGAGACCCAACGTTCCCCGCGTGGGCTGGAGCGCCTCCGGCTACGCCCGCAGCTTGTCTGACTGGATCGCCGAAAACGTCACCGAGATTTTCGCCAGCGAATTTTCCATCCACCACCCCGCCGGCTTCGCTGGAACCTGCGACGCCCTAATCGGCATGAAGAATAACGAGCTGGTACTAGCCGACTGGAAAACCAGCGTGGGCCGCAAGACCAAAAAGGACGACGACGGCCTGGAGCGCCTACCACCCGGCCATTCATACATCGACCAGTGTGGCGCCTACAGCCTGGGACTCAAGCATCTCACCGGCCTCCAACCCACTGGCGCCGCTATCGTGCTAGCACGCCGCTGCGGCAATCCAAACATTCACTACATGACCCAGGCCGAGCTGGAGCAAGCAGAAAAGTCATTCATGGCTCGGGTGGAACAGTATTTCGCAGCTCTCCAGAATCCCATTCATGTCTCGGCCTGAGATTCCATTCATGCAGCATGACGGAAACCCATTCATGCTGGTACTAATCGCCATTCAAGGTGAGTCTCATGAGTCTCATCGCTACGGCATTGTTGTTGACTGGTGCGTTCCTGGGGATCGCGGCCCTGTATGAGCTGGCGGGGGATGCGGAGCCCGATGGGCAGCGGCTGGAGAGCATCGGCAAGCGTCGCAAGTGAGTCTCAAAGTAAGAAGCCCCCACCGCTGAGGGTGAGGGCTGGGACGTGCGCGAAATTTTCCGGGTCTGTGGAAATTGGGGAAAACTCAATCCCCCGATTCTTCGAGCATTACAGCTTGAAGCACGGCCTCAGCCTGAAGCGTTAGGCGATGAGTGCGGGCCCGTTGGATAGCCTGCTCAATGTTGAGCTCGGTTTGACTGGGACGTGGCGCCCAGATTGGCCGCAGATGCTCCGGGCAGGTTGCGCCGCCCCGTCGCCGTTGCAGCTTCTCCCAGGCTGGGACTAAGCGATCCCAGAACTCAGTTAGGCCCTCCTTGCCGTATTCGTGATGGAGCGTGCAAAGGTTGAGCCAGAACTCATCAGCCTGGGCAGCTGGGACGGTTGAGTTCTCGGCCACGTAGCGCAGATCCCTAAGGGTGCGCTTGCGCTCGCGCTCAATCCGCCGCTTTTCTTCCCTGGCATCCGTTGCGAGCTGCTTACGCTCGCGCGCAGTGTTCCAGTCTCCCCCGCTCACGGCTGGACCTCCTGGGCTTCAACGACAAACACCGGGAGCCCCTTGGGGTCGGTGACTGGCGCTGGGGCCATTGTGATCAGCCCGCGGGCCTGCAGGGAATCGGCGATCCGCCGGTCTCGCTGGGGCATCGCCACATAATGCGGGCCGGGATTGCGGCGGAGGAAGTTGAGCCAGTTCCGCTGCAGTGGGCCTAGCGGGCGGTTGCCGTAGTTGGGTGGCATGGGTCCCTGGGTTGGGGTGTGCCGTTAAACAGTAGCACCGGGCGCAAGCTTGCGAAATCGCCACCTATGGCATACAGTATGGGAGCACTTCGGCACACCCTGCCATGGCATACCAAACCCCACGCCTACGGCCCGAACGGTTCCTAGGTCTCAGCTGGGACCAGATCACCACGCAGCTTCAAGGACTGGAACGCCAGCAAGCCCTGGCGGTGTGGCAATGGGCAGCCCCCCGGTTCAGCAGCCACGGCACCGCGCAGGCTGCCCACTGGAACCGCTACGGAGCCGGCAAGACTTACCGCCGGATCGATGCAGTCCGCTGCTGGCTGGG